TCTTCTGTCCAATTTTCTGTATTTTGTGATTTGTAAACAGAACCAAGAGATGGTTGTGAAGTGATAACAGTACTTGTTGCTAGGTCAGTTTCTCCTAATCTTGATGCCCACAATTCATAGTCACTTGAATCTGTCTCAACAACTAAAGCATATTCTGTATCATTCTGAAGATATACAGGATGATCAAATTTAAATTTGGTTGGAGTTGTTGAATTTGTCAGACCCTCAAAATCGGTCGCTACACCCATTCTAACTGCAGGAGCATCAATCTCTATAAAAGTCTCTACTTCGCATCCACCAGCGCCATTTCCGACGCCTTTGATGACGACTGAGGGTGCTTCTGTATATCCAAATCCTGGAATAGAAACATCAACATTGTATATTCTACCTCCAGAAACATTAACTCTAGCAGTAGCAACAGATCCTCCTGGCAGTTGAGGACTTTCAATAGTTAAAACAGCACTATCATAATTTTGACCAGTTTTGATAATTTTAATCTTGGAAAGTTTTCCACTATCTTTTGCAATAGTAAATACCAAATCTGTTCCATTTGTAGCATTAGCTAATGTTACTGATGGAATTTGCAACTGTTCATTTTGAATGAAAGAACGACCATTGTTATTGCTTAGAACAAGAGTATAAACTTGTTCATTTGTTAATGAATATACTCCAGTAGAAGATGGAATTAGTTCTACACCATTCTTATCAATAACTCTAGAAATTGGACCAGAAGAAGCAGAACTCTTTCCTACCACATATTCTCCCCTGGTAACAGACATGTTGCCACTAGCGTAACATTTTAAATATGTTTCTGGAGATAAAGTTTTTTCAGATCCAGGAACAATATTTTTCCCTGGTTTTTCATAATCAACATTAGTAATATAAGTCTTAATTGGAATATTAGAACTCTTTTTACTAAAGAAGAGATCGACGCCTGTCAAGAACAAACCGCCATCGTAGTTCTCAATTTTAAAAGTCTGTGCTAATGGATTTGGTCTAACTGGGTTTTCCGTATTACTATCTACAAACTGAACACCTTCATTTGATTTAAAGTATGATGGTTTAGTGGAAACAATTGTTCCAGGATTCTCTGGTAAAACACCAGTAGCATAGTACTTAACTTCTGCATAAGTATCGACTGTATTCTTATCTTCATTAGTAGAGCTAGAAGTAAATCTTAAAGTAAGAGTACCTGTTGTAAACCTGAGTTCTTGTCCAGAAGAATCGTAATCTAACGTATCGACGTTTCCAGTCCAAATAGCATTCTCTCTTGGTGGTTGTCCAGCAGGAATTACAATTAATCCACTAGCATTTCCATTTTCATCAGTAACAATTTCTCCATTAAATGCTGATAGAGAATTGCCAGCAATACCAGTAAATCTGAGATCAGGATTTACCCAGCGACTAATATCTCTACCTTCTAAAAAGACAGTAATTTTAGTGTTTGGTTTTAATCTGTTAATAACAAATTTAACTGGAACACTTCTAGCAAAGAATTGTACTGCTGATGATACAATATTTTCTCCTACTGTTTTCGTTTGAACTCCTTTTGCAACTTCATTATTCTGTGGATTGATATTTGAAGAACTACCAACCGACGCTGCTCTTACAGAAGCATTAGATTGATCAGTATTCAATTCTCCAAGAGAATTAATAGCAGTGAATGCAGGGGAAGAACCTACCCAGTTAACAACAAAAGAATTATACAAACTAGAAAAACTCTCCTTCACATCTTCTTTTGCTAAGAAAATATTGTATAAACTTGTATTTGTATCAACAATCAAAGGTTCTATGTTTTGATCGTACCATTGATCTATTGATGAAGAAATAGATCCATCTCCAACATATTGAACAACTACAAATGGATTTGGATTAATTGTCTTTGATGCAAAATCATTACCAAATAGTTTTAACTCACTAAATGGTAGTGTGATAATATCTTTAGATTTTTGATATCCTGCAACAAATCTTTGATCTTCTCTTGTGTATACTTCAGTAAGTTTTAAACAATCTTCTTTTGATTGTGGTCTCAATACAGATTGTTTGGTATCAACAGAGCATTTATAATCTGCAGAAGTTAAATTACCAACACTATGAGACTCGAAGTTGTCCACAAAGAAACCAGACTTAAATCTATCAAGTCCAATCTCATCTTTAACTTGCATGTTCAAAGCTTGTTGCTCTAAGATACTAAGAGTTGTGTAGTACTCAAGACGCTCAATACGCTTCTCTAGTTTACCAATATCTTTCATCGTATATCTACGATGCTCTACTGGAGTAATTCTTACATCTTTACTGGTATTTGTATAAGCAGGAATGTATGCATAGAATAATGGAATTGCATCTTTAACTGGATCTGGTTTTGATGGATTCAGAGAAGAATTTCCTTCCTTAACAATAAACTCTCCCTTCTTATTCAGGAAGATGCCATCAATACGATCAAGATACTGAACCTGACTAAATTTAAACGTATATTCCAGATTAATATCTGGAGCTGGAGTTGATGCAAAAATAGATCCAGAACCAGCAAAATTGCTTGTTAGAACTTCCAAGGATGATGTGTCTTGGAAACCAGAAATAATTGTATTTGTATTTACTTTTGGTCTAAAATCAATTACATTTTTTAATTGAACATTTCCCAGAACAGACGAGTTAAATGATGGAATTTCATTTTCTAAAACACCAGCATCGTGTAGATAACTATCAATAGTACAGAAGTCACCTTGAGATTGTTCGAAATAATCAAAAGCAATTACTATTTGACCAACTGGTGGTTCGAATCCTGGTTTGATAATAATTCTAGAAACATCATAAACAGTATCTCTTTGACCACTATCAAATGTAAACTTATTTGTGATGTCAGATCCAGAAACTAAATTGCCAGCAGTATCAATTTCTGGTGGTTGAGTACTAGTTCCTTCATAAACATATCTCAATTTAAATGCGTCAGAATATGAGAGAGTTTCCACAACATCACTATCATAATCAGTTCCTCTGAATGGAATTACTCTATCGCCAGCAGAAGTTACAACAATTCTCTTATTTCTTACAACTGTCTTTAGTCTTGGTTTTGCATTAGTAACCTCTACAGTTGCAGAAAGTTTTAATGTTGGTGAAATATAATTGGAAATGCTATCAGGATTATTATTAAAATAAGTTGTTGGTAAAGTAAATTTAATACTACCAGAAGTTAATCCACTAGAAGTATCGGTAGAAGATACAATCTCGACATTATCTGGATCGATATAAACGATGTCACCAGTCTCAACTTTATCTGCACTATTCTTATTAAGAACAGTAATAATGTAATTTTTTTCTGTAAAAGATGCAAATCTTTGTGTACCAAATGGCAACTGTGCTGCAAAAGTAATTAATCCACCAGATGTAGATGCTGCAGTAACAAAATCTCTACGGAAGAAATATGTAATTTTACTGTCTTCTGGACTTTCAGCAATTCTTTGAATAGACTTACTACCTGTTGGGAATAATAGAGTTCCCGAATTGGAATTTTCAACCCTAGGACGCAATCTGACAACACTAGTTCCCGAAACATCATCATATAAAGTTTCATCTAAGTAAATTCTAGATTTTGAAGAACCTTTTTGTGTAGTTGCATATTGAACAATTGCTCTAATTGTATTATTAGAATCATCGGAAAATTGTATTAAGTCTCCCTGTTGTACTACAGAACTAGCATCAGCACTAAAACTTGTAGATTCTAAAAACTTAGTTCCTTTTTTGCCAAAGAAAGTGAAATTAGTAACATCATATAAATCTGCATATTGTCTGTCGTCTACTAAAATATCCGATGTAAATGTATTAATGTTTCCAGAACCATAAGAACATCCCAAAGATTTTACATTCTGTGGGGTGTATGTAGTTACAGTGTTTCTGTTAAGCACAGCAACTACAGAAGCAGAGTCTGTTACTACTGCTGATCCAGTATCAAATGTTATAACAGGAGGTTTTGTGTACTCCAATAGTGAAGATCCTTCAGAAGCAGAAACTCCGTAAAGTACATTTACGTTTAAGACTTCATCGGTATAAATTTTAACATCAATTTGAGAAGAATCATAAGTTACACCATCTATAATAGCTTTTGTATTTGATGGATAACCAGCACCTCTTTTTAAAGTAATAAAATGAGAAATTGTGTTTTCTCTTGCGATCCTCACTAAATTTCCATCTTCGTCTCTAATACTTTCTCCAGGTAAGAATTTTCCAGAAAGTGTTTTTACAAATAATAATCTATTAGTAGAAAATACTCCTGAAGGAGCTCCTTCCACAACTCCATATGCTCCACTTGTTAATCCATAGATGTATGTTCCAATTTCATATGTGTTGTTTGGAACTGGAGTTTCTAATTTAATTCTAGTAAAAAATTGGGGATCAAAATATGAGAGTCCGAATACAGCATCATAAGAATTAGATCCTTTTGATAATACGATATCAGAATCAGAATTGAAACCAACACCCCTTTCTTTGAGATAGAAATTACTTGGTTTTATCGTACCAATTAAAGGTGTAATGGTTTCACTATAATCAACAATAACAGCAAAAATCGTTGATGCTGGACTTGATTTTTCATCTCCTAAGGCATCATTTTCTGTTCTAAAGAGTCTTCTCTTTCTGTCACTAGAACCTTCATCATATTCTATAAAAATAGTTTCCAAGTCATTTTTTGATCCAGATACTGTAACTTCAAGAAATTTTGATTCTTCAGTTGTTCCAGGATTTTTTGATGGTTTGAAAACTTTAGTATATGAGAGAACATCAACATAAGAAACAATATTAGTTCCTGGTCTAGATTTCACATACCATAACTTACTGAAAGTTGAATCTAAGTCATCTGGTACAATAGAAGAAATAGGAATATTTGAATCTACAATTTCTAATGTAATTGTTTTAATACCAATGTTAGAATCAAAAAATTGTCCTCTTCTATTTACACTTTGGCGATAGTTTGTAGTAGACTCAGTATTATTCAATCCCACATATCCATCATTAAATACTGATGAAAGATAAATGGTTGGGTATGCTGTTAATTGTGATCCTTCTTGGTTTAGAGGAACACTGCCATATACATTGGTAATATTATAAGTTGAAAGACCTTTAGTTTTTAAAGTAACATTCTCGCTGGCAAGACTTTCTCTTGCTTTGTTTACCTCAAGATACTTAGTTTCTTTATTAACAATTTCATATCCTTTGATATATGCTTTACCTGGACTTATGCTAGCAACCATTTTCCTGGATGCTTCTCCAGCAGTATATCCATTATATAATCCAAATTCATCGGCAGAGTAAATGCCAAGATTGTTGTCTCTCTGAGCATATTCTCTGATATCAATATCAAAATTGTCTACAACATAATCACCACTTTCATCATATGTTCTTCTTGCAAGAGTTTGTTCTAAAAGATTGTAATCGGCAACAGATACTTTTCTCTGTACTAGTCCTCTATTGACTGTTAATAATTGAATAAAATTCTTATCAGTAATTGCATTTAAAGAAAACTCTTTTAGCTCCAGACTAATTTTTAATCTATGAGCACCAGGAGCAGTGTAGTTAGAAGAACCAATAGCATTATCATATAAAGACTTGTCTTCTTCTGGTGTTACTATTTCTTCTTTAATCGTAAATCCAACTTTAGCAGAGGGTTTATCGTAATATTTGTCAATAACTAAGAGTTCCTCTTCATTTCTTACAAAATACCCGTTGACAAAGTAAATTCCTTCTTCTACCTTTACAGCAGAACCATATCCCATTGCAGGACTCTCGATTGAGACAGTAATATCTGTGTCTGGATTTGTAACAGAAATACTTGTTGGAAGAACACTTCCATCAGTTCCCACAACCATCAATGGAGTATTAACACCATCAACTACTTCCAGAGTTTCACCTTGCCTAAAAGTTGATTCTGTGTTTGAATTGCCACTGTTAAGATAATCTACGAATAGAGTATCTGCTGAAGATTCTGTAGCAAGTTCAGATTCTAGTATAACAGCAACAACACCAGACGTAAGACCTCTTACTTTTTGCCCTACTAACTGAGTGATGTCATATTTTTTGTATACAATGTCATTACCTTGATTTATCGCTACTTCTGATACAGAAGATAATTTTACGTAATTTAACTTTGTATTAAGACCTACCTCACCAGGAATAACTTGCTCACCTTGCTTAAATGCATATCTGCCAAAACTTTCAATCTGATTTTGAAGAATTGACTGAACTTGTGTTAATTCTCTACCCTGAATAGAGTACCCAGGACGGAAAAGAATCTTATAGAAATTCTTACTCGCGTCAAAGTCCTCGTAATAAGGATTTACATTTAGGTTAGTCTTCTGAGGCATCGTACTCCGCCAAATACTAGTATCTAGTCCCTAGTATTTAGTAGAGATAAAAAAAATCCCTCGATTTCTCGGGGGACTTAAATATATTTGTTTTGAATCAGAACTCGATTACAAGTTTGATATCTTCGATTTGGTCTGGAGCACGAGTGATGAGACGACGGTTCTCGATGTAAATAAACTCTCCTGAGTTGTTTTCAATCTCTGGATCTGCTAGACCAGCGGTGAATGAATGACCCAAGAGAGGAAGAACTCCACCACCAGTGTTGTATGTAGTAGCAACAGATCCTTGTGCGTTTGACAATTGTCCAGCAACCTGAGCAGCAGAACTTTCAAAATCCCTTACAACTCCATCATCTGTGTGCATATCTACAGTTTGAATATACTTAAGAACACCATCACCTGTTTGTGCATCTGGATCATCGAGAGTCCAAGAAACGACAGTACCATAAGCAGTACCACCAGATGCTGTTTGTGAGATTCTTTCGTCTGGAATAAAATCTGCACTTGCTCCATTAATCTTAATTGCTTTTAGACCAGTTGCAGTTTCTGATGTAAGGAAGCTTGTTGTTCCCCACTGATATGGATCTTTTAGAATTCCAATTCTGCGGAAATCATTATCAACTGGGAAGTCGCCAGAACCTTCTGAGTAAGTTAAGCGAATGTTAGTCATAACACGCTTAGCATTTAGTTCTTGCTCAAAATCAAAACCATGACCACCAAGAGGAGGTAGAATTGCTTCTAGAGAAGCATTACCAGTATAACCAGTTACTGGAGTAGTCAAACCTTGATTACTGAAAAGATTTCCATCAGTAACATCAATAATACCATAAGTATAACCTTGTCCACGATCTGCTACAACTGCATTTGTAATTGCGCCAGATCCATTTGTCCAGATTTCTACTACACCACCAGCTCCATCTCCTTTAATACCTGCATATAGAGGATTTGCTTGACCTCTATTGACTGGGAGACCGCTACCAGCATCTTCAATAAAGACTACATCAATTGGATTTGGAGTTGCTGCAGCAAGTGCTTCTGTAGACTGGCGGGAAAGATTCGATGAAAGAACGATTGGCATAAAGTCCGTTGAAAGGAACTTTAGTACATCGTCGGTAGGAATAGTGTACATGTATTTCCAAACATAACCAGCTCCAGTGGTTTCTGTGAAAATACCATCAGCGTTCATTAAAGTCGTTGTTGGTTCTTGTGAAGCATTTGCTCCGCCAGGTGTTAGATCTTCACCATTGTAGAGACACTTAAATACTTCATAATTTGAGTTCATTACATAGAACTTTGCGTTAGCAATGCTATCTTGTAAAGTTGCTGTTCCCTTTCCTACCTGCATACCACCACCAGGAGTAGCAGAATAATCAGGCTTCCACATATCAAACTTAGGATTTGCAACTAGATCCCAGTTGTAACGACGAATTACTGGTCTAGCATATGCTGTTGTAATACGCTTGGCAGCAATAATCTCATCATAGATATTCTTCTTTTCTCTCTGATTGTCGAGAGGCATTGGAGGAATATCTTCTGTGCCGTAACGATAAACACCAGTTTTTGCAGTTGCACCGCTGTCAGCACCAGTTAACGTTGATCCTACTGGGGGAACGGAAGATGGTTGTGGGAAAACATCATGGAGAAGAAGAGCATTCTCTGCAACTGCTCTTACAGTAGCACGGAATGTAGTTCCACCTCCAACCGTGACTTCTTCGCCAACTTGGAAACTAGTAGCACTCTTACTATAAATTTCTAGATATGCATCCCATCTTTGTGGTCTTCCAACAAAGAAATACATTCTAGATCTTTCAGAGTCAGTTCCAGCAAGCAGATTTGATTGAGAATCAAAAGCATCATCTCCCAGAGATGAAAGGAATTGCTTCGCATTAAAAATTCTAAATTTATCTGAGATGATAGCAGCCATTGGTTTACTGTTACGATTTAATGTTTATGCTTGAGTTATTTATACGATTATTAGTCAATGAAATATGGTACTAACTCATCTCCAGTATTTATAGTATTTGATCCACGATATACAGAACATCCTTCAAATGAAGTGTTTGTCTTTGAAGTATATTGTATTATTGTTCCTTGTGAGGTAAAAAGATATCCAAAATCTGGGAAATAATTTGTATTTTGGACGTTCACAGTCCCACTAACAATTCCAGAAAAATTACTAATAGCTACTGAATTCTGATGAGAATTATTTCCCAGATTGAAATATTCCCCCAAAGAAGTATAACTAGATATTTTTCTTACTACAAGATCATTTAAAGTAAGAGTTGGAAAATATGTATCTACTTCTAACAGAGTTATTCCAGATACGTCAGCATAACCAGGATATATGAATTGATCAAAGTTACCAATAGCATGACCCACATTACCTTGAATAAAATATGGACTTGACAATATGTAATTATCAACCGCACTATTAAGTGCAAATAATGTATTTCCGTTTCTTTGTATGATTTCATAATCATCAAGCAAATCAACATCTGGTCCATTTCTTACATCAATTGGGTCTGATATGAAAATAATATCCGATGGATATCCATCAACAATTCCAGTTACTGGTCTACTTAGAACTAGTTCTGTGCTTGCAACTTTAGTAATAAATTGACTTTGTATAGATTGTATTTGTCTCTGTACTGAAGTATCTCTGATACCAGATGAAGCATTAACGGAAACTACATGAGAACCAGATTCAACAACAGATATTCCACCATATGCTACTTTTACTAAATCTGGGATTTGGCGAATAAAAGTACCTGCTTCCCAAAACTTTGGTGTAGTTCCATCTTGACCCCTCAATACATTAAGGAAACGATCGTTGTACTTTCTATAGTAAAATACAACTTCATCTCCAATTAATAGATAACCATTATATTTAAATTTGCTAGTATCGGCAATATAAACAATTGTATCTGTTGAGTCCAAATCAATATCTAAATATGCACCAACAGCATAGTAATTTACATTTGTAAGAGCATCATTTGGAATTAAATTCTGAACAGTTGATGTAAATTGTCTATTTGTAGATACAATAGTATTTGAAATTATGTCTTGAATTTGAGCAGTTATTACTGCTTCTGAAGAAGTGATAAATGCCTGAACTTCATCTGCAGGAGTATATGTTGTTCTTTGTAATGCAAGATCATCAGCATTTAAAGTATTACCTGCTTCATTCAATAATTGAACTTCTGTAGTAATAGTTTTATCATCAATTTTTACACTATCAAAAGATATAGATGTCCTGATTACAAGAAAGTAATCGAAAATTTGACTACCAGCATCAATAATTGCCTGTGCTGATAACATGCCAGCACCTTCAACATATGGATTAACTCCAATATTAATAACAGAAACTCCAATATCTCTTTCAGTGAGAATATCATATCTTCTAGAAACCTCCACCTTAGGTGCTTCTGTGTATCCAGAACCACCTTCAATGAGGTCTACACTTATAACTTGACCTTTGCTTACAATGACGGTCGCTTTAGCACCACCACCTTCTCCATTGAGTGGAATGAAGTTTAATACTGGAGGAGTGTAATACTGATATGCGGTTGGTTGAGTTACTGGTTCATAACTACGTTGATTCCATTCTAAACGAACAACTGATCCATTTTCAATGTAAGCAATGACACTAAGACCTTCTCCTTTTGCTATTCCATTATATCTTTCAACATCAACAGTTCCAAACATTGAGTTTGAAACTTGCTGCTGCAATCTTTGTTCTCTTGTAGTAACTTTTCTGGGAAGTTTTTTAATTCTTCTGAATTTTTCTTCTCCCTCAATC